CCTCTGGAATTGACATTCATTAAGCTGCGTCAGGTTCTGTTGGGGCTTCCATTTCGATCAAACCACCAGCTTGTGTTGCCTCAACTTCTTCCTCCACATCGAAATCATCACCAAGAATCTCACCACTGCTTAACTGTGTTAGTAATGTTTCCTGACTGATAGTGCCGGCAGTAAATAATGCAAGTAATGATTGAATCTCTTGTGGTTCTAGTCTTGCAGTAACAAAATCTCTATTAACAAAAGAACTCCCAGCGTTAGGTTCATTTAGATATTCACTATGAAACTTTAGGCAGTTATCAATCAGATCTTGCATCTGTTGGGCAATGACCATCATTGTGCTGTCATTTTGTGAACGGTCAATCCTCTTGGCCTCGGCTGACTCACCAACTAACTTTTGACCTAACACCGCAGCTAATGACAATGTATTTATTTGATCTGCAATATCTTTCAATCTTGTGAACTGACTATCATAACTGTCGCCCGATGGGCTGACATATTCCATCCTTGATTCAGGTGGTAATGATAATGCTTCATTCGGGCCTGTTGTTATCTCATCTGCATTGGGATAGCCAAAAACTGCAAGCAATGGAACAGAACTGATATGCAGAATATTATCAAGGTCACTCTGTATCTGATAATGCTTGAGGTTCAGTTCTGCAATGTCATACAAAGGGCTGCGTGATTCATACATTCCCACCTTGTTTGAATATGCAACAGAAAAAGGAATCTTGTCCTTTATGCTCATCTCTCCCTCATCATGTAATTTATATTCGCCCTTATTATTTTTTCTGTGTATTTCATATCTTCCAGGTTCTAATACTCTGATCTGTTTTACAATTTTTTCTCCATACTTACCATCAGATTCGACAACCTGTTCCATTAATCGCAGTTGGGTAAGTTTTCTTACACCATCAATGATTTCTGTTCTCCAACCAAGAATATCTTTTGGCGCATATGTTACCCAATATGGCCTTGCCTTTTCTCCATCTTTCGGCGCGTCAACAAGAACACCAACATGACCAAAAGAAATCGCAACCCTAGCTGTTTGATATAACCAAACATTAAGATCATTACCTTCAAGGTCAACATCAAATAACTGCTCTCGTACTAAATCAGATACATCGTCAAGTCTGATAGGTTTTCTGACTAACATACCTGACAGCATCTTCTCAATACGTTGCAGATATGGCACTACTGTTGACCTTGCTAACCTAGTATCGTAAGCATCGTCAGTTTCTCTTGGTTCTTGGTTTAGATATTTTCTATGTTCACTGCGAATTTTATATGTTCCCTCTTTTAAATCTTCAACCAAACCCCAGAAATTTGCCATTCTTTGATAGGCAGCATTAGGACTTGCAACCGTTGTAGGAGCTAGTGTTACAGGCTGATTGTAAATATTCAGAGAGCTATACACGGTTTTTCCTCATAGTACCATTACTTTTAATATATTCTAATACCAGTTCGCTTGCCTGTTCTACCATAAAGAATATTAAATTCACGATAAATTAAATAACCAAGAGCATCTACATGATGGTCATATCCATTCTGTTTATCAGGATCGCCTGTCTTTTCATCGTAGCTCTGCAACTCAAGGCACTCAATCAAACGAGTGCAACGGGCATGAATCGCCAAACGTCTTTCCCCTTTGCCGTTCTGTAGTAACGCATTGACGGTTGCAACTCGATCTTTGATAAAGGGGTTGCTCTTGAGAGCCATTGAACTGAAGCCGTAACTTTCGAGGATTGCAATGTCTGTCTTTGATGCGTTAATCGTTGAACGTGCTGAACCACTAGCGTCAGGGTAAACTAATATTCTGTTTGAAGGATAGCGTCTGAGCAACTCCTGTGCCAACGCATCTGTGTCTTTTTGTTTTGATATTTCATCAATAATTACCAACTTGTCACCATCTCTCACACCAATGACGCAGTTGCAGTTCATCACATTGAAATCGATACCGCAAAGTAAAGTCTCCATCTTGATATCAAACGGTATTTTGTTGATGACATGATGCTCCCTGGAGAACCTGTTATAAACCTGACCGCTTGTCAGGTTGACCCATTGTCCAAGGAGATAAGCCTTTATCAACTGCGGTGGATAATTTTCATATAAAGACGGAATAAATGTATCGGGCAGATAAGGATTATCAGCCGTCTTTGCCTGGATCAATGCGGTATCAGATTTTCTATTTTTTTCAAAGGTTTCAAATGCCCAGCCATGACCTTCGGGAGTTGTTGTTGCGTAAAACTGCTGAACATTTCCAGATCTAAGTCTTGCAAGTGCCATGTTCATTGCACTCTCCGCATCTCGTTTGGGGATAGTGTCGGCCTCATCAAATCCCACTGCGCAGAGGTTTTGGCCTCGCAATCTTTGATATGTAAGCATTGTCCTTAACAAAATAGTATGTGTTCCTTCCTCCCAAGAAAGTTGATATTCAGGAAGCGGTGATGCTCTGAATGTGTAAGGTATTTGCCATTGATCTAATAATTCATTGAATGTACGAATTAAAATATCTCTCAGCATGGGTGCTGTCGGTTGAAAAACAGCAGATACATGACCGATATTTAAACAGGCAAGCATTACAGCTTTAGAGCATAGAGCATATGTTTTACCAGCACCAAAACCACAAACAAGTGCTAATTTTCTATGATCCATGTCTTGACAAAACTTTGCCTGATGAGGAAGTAAACCTTGATAAATTCTTTCTATCGTTTCTTGCGTTGTAGGAAGATTATACGCACCAATCTCATATAAAACTTTTCCAGGTTGAACTGTATCTAAAATGCTCACGAAATAATCTGTGCAAGTCTAGCTGCTGTATTAATTGCACCAAGAGCAATATGCAGATGACCTTTTTCTCTTGCTTCCATTTGTAACGTTGCAGCTTGCGATAAAAGATTTGCTACCATTTCAGGTCTTTCCATATCCCAATCTGCTTTCATCTCGGCTCTTACAATTTCAAGATATTTGTCTACTGATTTATAACCTACCCCCCATTTTTTAGAGGCATATTCTATGCAATCGGATCTACGGCCACCTTTGGCAATAATCTTGCCAAGTTCTCGTGACCTGATTAGTGTCTCTATTTTTGTGCCTTTTTTAGCCATTACTTAGATGTTACACGGAAAAGCGAGAATATGAATATTTATTAATTTTGAGACTCATTTGAGATTGGGTAGGTGTTCCCACGTTCCCTATGTTCCCACCTTTGCACCAAACTTACCTCGCGTTATATTTATCCCCTATATTCCATATATATATTATTATTATATATATATATAATATACTAGGAACATAAGGAACATATATATATATAGTAGTTATAGAAAGGATTTTGAGCGTTCCCGAAGGTAGGAACAGGGTAGGAACATAAAGGAACATTAGGATGATTTTTGAAACCAGACCCATTTCGGTGTTCCCATCACTCTTTTCTTTTTTCGATCATATTTGAGACTCCTTAAGATTTGACTCACGGTCATCATGTCACTTTTTGTTTGTCTTTCAATAGGTTTTTCGATGGCATCTGTTAACAAAACTTCAATAGTAATATCTTTAACTGAGTTTGAAGGATCATTCAACCAATGACTTATAACGGATGACCAGGGAGAATCAACCATGTAGGATAAATTTTCTTTTTCAATCTGATGCTCTTCTTCGTACGAGAGGAAATGAGGTTCATTATTTTTGAAGGCATGAATAGCACCTGACCAAAGAGCATCGCGCTCAAGCTGAAGGCCATCAAGATCAATAGATTTTGCAGTGCAGGGGATGACATGAAAGCGTCTGTTACCAGTGTCATCTATCAATAGCCCTGATTCCTTGTTGCTGCTTCCGACTATGATGCCACGCCTTGGCCATTCTTCTACGGCTTTACCGTAAGGAACTCTGAGGAGATCGGTTGATCTTGATAAAAAAGCCTTTACCACCCCTGCATGTTTTCTTGATGTGATGCCATCAATTTCAGACCACTCCATCCCCCATGAACGATGTAGGACAAGAAGATCATCTTTTGAGGAAATGTCACCGAGAGCATCTGAGAAAAAAGGGCCGAATAATGTCTGCCAGAATGATGATTTTTTTATGCCTTGAGAACCTTGCAAGACTGTGGCGGTGTCATGTTTACAACCTGGCATATAAACTCTTCTCACTGCATTTATGAGAGTTAGTTTAAGCATGGTGTCATATATTGTCGGCTCGGTAAGGCTTTGATCCTGTGGCCTGAGATATGTTGATGCCAAAGATTCAATGTAAGCTGGTTGGATTTCGTTGTAGCAGTGATCAAGATAAAGTTTTACAGGATCATATTCATTTTCATGAGCTACTTTTAAGAGACAATCAACTGCCATTTCTTTTGGCACTTTATAACCAAGCTCTGCAAGAGTGAGATAAAATATTTCAATATTTTTTATAACTTTGCCATCCATTTCTATGGAATGGGAGAAAGTATTAAATCTAATTTCCTGTTTGAGGTTGCGTAAAAAGTTTATGAGTTCCTGTGATGTAAGTTGTTCTAATTTACGAGGAACAGGAGTTGATTCTTCTTTTGGTTCTATTGATGTTGGAAAAGTGCGTGGTGGTGGAGTCCAACCATCTTCGGAGGCAAACTTCTGGAGTGTACCAAGAGAAACCCCTGATGACTTGAAAGATGCCCATTTCTTTTCACATTCTCCTGATTTATATTTGCTGTTCCTTTGTGATAACTGTTCCCAATCAAAGAGGAGAGAATCATCGCCCACTGAATGAGCAGCCATACCAATTTTCACCCATGTGTCGTAGTCATCTAAACGGTTTGGATTTATTGATTGCAGAAGTGAACGTGCCTTATCAGAGTCTGAGTTAAGGGTTTGTATCTGTGATATTTTTTTCTTTTTCGGCTCCATCATCTTTTGGATTATGGAGAAAGGAGCTTCGGCAATATCAAGATCTCTTGGTGATCTTCCATCCATCCACCTGTAACCATCAGTTTTTGGATGTTTACCAGATACTATGGATTGTGTTCCATTCCAGCGCAGTTCTATCTGCTCTACAGAACCATCTTCATCTTTTACCCCTGTCTGATATTTGCGTGTCTTTATTTTTGACCAATACTTTTCTGGAACTTGATAGATTATTTGGAATCTACCGACCCGACCTGATGTGACCATCCATGATGGTGGTAGTGAGGAAAGAGAAAAACCCCATTCACCTAATATCTTTGCTGCTGATGGCCCATCATGGTCAAGAAATAGCAAGCCACCCGAAGGAGTTCCACAGCATACACCGATACCTGTAGATTTTTTTGAGGAGATTTCCTTAAATAGTTGTGAGCGAGTGAGTGGATTATTCTGCCAATCATTTTGATAGGGTCTTTTATTTTGAACGGCAACAAAACCCCAGTGCCTGGGAAGGCCAAGCAGTTCTTCTTTTATGTCCATTGTTATGCAGCCTGCTCCATTCTTTCAGCAACTATAAGTCTGAGTAAACAGGATCTGGATTCAGAACCTTTATTATCATCAAGCCATTTTATCTGACCCTGCGAGAGTTGAATATTGATTGTTTTTAAAATTTGCTCTTGTTCCATATCTAGGGTTGTTTATGTGTAACTATAGGGTAAGATAGCACCATATACAGTATGGTCAATGGTTCAATTACGAGATTATCAAAAAGTAGCAAGCAGAAAGTTGACCAGGCTTTGTCAGATCAAGAAATGTGCATATTTAAGTGGTGAATGTAGAACAGGCAAAACAATGGTGGCACTGTCTGTTGTCAGGAAT